GCCATATTTTTACATGCACAGAATAAAATCCACAAACGTGACGTATAAGTCACAGAGGCATTTGACATGGCCGCAAACAAAAAACCAACGGCACTTAGAGAGCTTCAAGGTACGGCAAACAGGAATAAACATAGGGATAATCAAGATCAGCCGGTGGTTACTCGCGGCATTGGTCCCGCCCCAAAACATCTTAACGACGACCAGAAAGAAATATGGGATGAGGTGGTTTCGAGTATGTATGCCGGTGTTTTAGGTGAGGCTGATAGGCTGGCCTTGGAGACTTTGACGCGGCTTGTTTATACGATGCGTACAGACTTTGAAGAGATGAGCGCGGCCAAGCTTTCGCAGTTGTCCACGATGCTCGGTAAATTTGGAATGACGCCAAGTGACAGAACTAAAATTGTCGTGCCTAAAGGTAGCGAGAAGAAAAACGGTTTTACCGAAATGAACAAGTTTAAATGAAATACAAAGGCACGAAGAAGGGGCATAAGTACGCCGTTGACGTGGTGGCCGGTAAGGTTGTCGCGTGTAAGTGGATTGTTCTTGCCTGTCAAAAGTATCTCGACGACCTGAAAAAATCTACAAAGAGAAACTTCCCTTATACTTTTGACGAGAAAGCAGCGGAAAGGGTGCTGATGTTTAAGCAGATGATGCCACACACAAAAGGAAAGTGGGCACAGCAAAAGCTAACGCTTAAGCTTGAGCCTTGGCAGTGCTTTTTTAATATGAATATCTTCGGCTGGAAGTCTAAGAAGACAGGGCTTAGACGGTATCGAAAGGCGCTTTTGATTGTTCCACGTAAAAACGGCAAGTCTGCTGAGGCCGCGACCACTGGGCTGTATATGCTTTCGTCAGATGATGAGTATGGAGCGGAGGTTTATAGTGGGGCAACTACCGAGAAGCAAGCATGGGAAGTTTTTAGACCTGCAAAGCTGATGGCCGCTAGAGCTGACGGATTTATGGAGGCTACCGGCGTAGAGGTTAACGCTTCAAATATAAACATACTTGAGAATGGTTCTCGGTTCGAGCCTATCATCGGGAACCCGGGTGATGGTCAGTCACCCTCATGCGCTATCATCGACGAATATCACGAACACAAAGACGATAAAGTATTAGATACAATGGAAACGGGAATGGGTGCGCGCGAACAGCCGCTCATGCTTGTGATTACGACCGCCGGTGATAATATCGCAGGTCCGTGTTATCAAATGCAGATCGACGCACAGAAAGCCTTAGACGGTGTTATCGAAAGTGATCAGACGTTCGCGCTAATTTACACTATCGACAAAGGCGACGAGTGGGCAAGCGTTGACTCACTGAAAAAAGCAAACCCCAATTTTGGCGTGTCGGTAAGTGAGGAATTTTTACTTGCTAGACTTCAGGACGCAAAGAATAACGCACGTAAGCAATCGGTTTACAAGACAAAGCATCTTAATATTTGGGTGGGTTCGCGTGATGCGTTTTTTAATATCGAGCGATGGAATGAATCGGCTGATAGTACGCTTAAGATTGAAGATTTCTATGGCAAGAAAGCATACTTGGCTATGGATTTGGCTTCTAAGGTCGATATTGCAGCCATTGAAATACTGATTGATAACGATGGTGAGCTGGTTAGGTTCGGAAAGTATTACTTACCAGAGGCCGCGCTAGAATCTACAGCATCGGATCACTACGCGGGCTGGGCAAAAGATGGATGGCTAACCATTACCGATGGTGAAATTATTGATTTTGCAGAAATTGAGGCTGACATACTTGACTTGTGCGGCAAGTTTCAAGTAGATCAGTTGGCTTATGACCCGTTTCAGGCTACAATGTTAGCAACACGGTTGATGGCTGAAGGCGTGCCAATCATAGAGATTGGGGCGACTGTAAAGAATTTTAGTGAGCCAATGAAACAATTAGACGGTTTGGTCAGGTCTAGACAGATTACTCACAACGCTGACCCAGTGATGACTTGGATGATGTCCAACGTTGTTGCTAAGGTTGACGCAAAAGATAACGTCTTTCCTCGAAAAGAGAAGGATGAATATAAAATTGATGGGCCGGTAGCTTTGATTATGGCATTAAACAGACAAATGAATGACGATGTGGGGAGCTTGGATTCATTCCTTGACGACCCTATCAGTGTGGATTTTTAATGAGTTGGCTTAGTCCTATGTCGTGGTTTGGTGGGTCGGGTAACTCTCGACACGCTGGCTATCAGAATGAGAACCCTAACGGCTATTCAAGTAGTGCTGCGGCTTCGGTATCGTTTGATTCTGCTATGACCTTGTCTGCGTTCTGGGCCTGTACTCGCGTGCTGACTGAAACGCTGGCGGCTATGCCTATCAAGTGTTATAGACGCATGCCTGACGGATCACGCCAAGAGGATCGATCTTATCGGCTATGGCGCACGCTCAATTACCAGCCTAACCGATACCAAACCCGCACAGAATTTTTTGAAAATATGATGTTGAACCTTGTAACTTCTGGCAATTCCTATGCAGAGATTACCAGTGGCGGTTATGTTCCGTTGATGTCCGTCCAGATGCAGGTTCAATTATTGCGTGATGGGTCCATTCAGTACGAATACACGGATTTTAATAGCACTAAACGTATTATTCCAGAGTCAAATATCTGGCACGTAAAGCTTTTCGGTAACTCGATTGTAGGAATGTCTCCTCTCGGTTATGCACGTCAAAGTATAGGCGTGTCACTCGCGACTGAAAACCGTGTGGGTAAGATCGCAAAAAACGGTGGCAAGGTTTCAGGATTGTTATCCATCGATCACGTTCTTAACGAGAAACAGCGTGCGGCCGTTCGCAAGAATATGGAGGGAATCGCAGAGGGTGATACTGATACCCTAAAGATTCTTGAAGCTGACATGAAGTTTCAGCAAACAGCATTAAGCCCGCAAGATTTGCAGATGCTTGAAAGCCGCCGGTTTAATGTCGAGGATATAGCGCGATTCATGGGTGTGCCTTCGGTTTTGATAAACGATACCGCAGGCTCAACAACTTGGGGCAGCGGTATTGAGCAGATTATAAACGGTTTCTATAAAATCAATATGAAACCGTACCTAGAGCGCTTTGAATCTAGCCTAAAGCGACATCTTATACCACGGTCAGATTGGGATACTATCGATATAGAATTTGATTTTGATTCGCTATTGCGTGCAAGCAAACAGGATCGAATGACTGCTAAATCTGTGGCTATTAATTCAGGCCAGTTAACGCCAAATGAAGCGCGTAACGATGAGGGTCTAGAGGACAAAGAAGGCGGCGACGATATTTATCTGAATGGCTCGCTTGTTAAAGCTGGTACCGAGCCAGAGACAAAAGAAATTATAGAGGTTGAAGATGAAAACGATCAGACTTGATGGTGTTGTGGGGCGTGAAATTCTCGCTGACGATGTTAGTTCTCAGATCGAAGGACAGAGCGAAGTAAAGCTTATTCTCAATTCAGGTGGCGGTGATGTCTTAGAGGGCTTTTCAATCTTTAATGCCCTAAAGGATTTTGACGGCAAGATTCATATTCAAGTCGATTTCGCGGCGTCTATGGCGTCCCTGATTGCGATGGCTGGCGATACTATCACAATGAAGGATAACTCCTCCATTATGATGATTCATAGACCTTGGGGTGTTGCAGGCGGTAATTCTGAGGACTTCAGAAAGCAAGCCGACACGCTGGATAAGATGGAAACGATGCTACTTAATATTTACGCTGAAAGATCGGGCATGAATGCGGGTAAACTTTCGGGATTGCTTGAAGACGAAACTTATATGAACGCGCAAGAGGCCAAAGACTTCGGTTTTATCGATTCTATCGAGTCAGGCAAGTCTGATTTCGCCATGGTCGCTATGTCAGGAATGAAGGCGCACGATAAAGTGAGCTTTTCTACCGATAAGTTTTTAGCAAAAATCGAGGCTATGCGAGCAGAAAAGCCAGCGATTAAAGACACTTTTAGCGCGTGCTCAAGCTTGGCCGATGTTGAGGCAGTTATGCGCAATGAAATGAAGCTTTCAAGATCCGAAGCGGTAGCGATTACCGCAGCGGTTAAGAAACAAGTTCGTGGTGATCATGAGCTTACAGAAGTAAAAGCAATTTTTGACAACTTTAAACTATAAATAAGGATCACCATTATGAGTGAATATAAAGCAGAATTAACGGCTGGACTTGAGAAAGTATCGGCTCAACTTGACTCGGCAATTGGCAAGCAAAACGCTGAGCTTCAAGATTCTATGAAAGCCAGCAAAAAAACAAACGATACTGTAAGTGCACTAGCTGAGCAGTTCGTCGCAATGAATGCCGATCTTGTGAAGATGGGCGACAATATGACCGCTTTTGAGCAGTCGCGACAAAGTGCCTCAACTAAGGAAGTGAGCCAAGGTATGGGTGCACAGTTCGTGGCCTCAGACTCTTTCGCAGACTTCAAAGCTGGTCGGGCTAACCGCGCCTCTTTCGAAGCGAACACAATTGTTACAGGCGGTGATAACTCAGTCACTCGACATGAGCAGTTGCCAGGGGTTGTACCTGGTGCGGTTCGTCAATTAACAGTATTGCCAACGGTTTCAACGGGTCAAGCTTCTAGTAATATTATTTACTACTCGCGGGAATTGTTGTGGACCAATAACGCCGCCGGTACTGCTGAAGGCGCACAAAAGCCTGAATCTGTATTAACCTTTGAAGAGAAAACGGTTCCAATTATAACTGTGCCTCACTTTCTTAAAGCGTCAAAACAGGCACTAGAAGATTCAACGTTCTTGGCGTCTTATATTGATATGCGCATGGCTCACGGTGTTCGAAACAAAATTGAGCAGCAAATTATCACAGGTGATGGTGTTGGCCAAAACTTTAGCGGTTGGTTAGCCTCCGGCAACAGCACTGCAACAGATCCGCTGTTAACTATTGATATTTATGGCCTTGCAAGCAAGATGAAATATGAGATTATTTCGGCCGATTATGAAGCTGATTATTTTTATATGAACCCTTCGGATTGGCAGAAAGCAGAGACCACACGACGAGCTTCTGGTGATACTGCTTTTGTTGCTCAGTCTGGCGCGGTTACTTATGTTAATAACGGTCTTACACCTTTGCTTTGGGGTCTCCCTGTTGTACTTAGCAATAACGTCCCTGCTGGGACTATGGTGTGCAAGTCTGTATCTGCTGATATGTACTTTAATCGCCATGGTGTTCGTGTTGAAATGTTCGAGCAAGATACTGATAACGTTCAGAAGAACTTGATCACCATTCGTGGTGAAGCTCGCGGCGCTGAAGCGGTTATGGTTCCTGCTGCTATCCGTACTGGTGACATTACAGCAATTACAGCGGCTTAATATTAGGGGCTTCGGCCCCTTTTGAGAGGTTTTATGAAATTTAGAGCTTTGAAAGAGTTTTCATCCGTTCGCTGGGGCAATGTTTGCGTAGGTGATTTGGTTGAACTTGATGGCGATATAGCTAAAAAAATGGTTGATTTGGGCTATATGGAGCTGCCACAACAAACGGCTATAGCTTTACGGCAGGAACCCGAAAAGGTTGAGCCAAAAAAAGACATATTATCAAAGGCTAAAAAATGACTGACACGATTGTAAAAGTTGGACCGACGATAGAACCGATAACCCAAGACGAGGCGCGCACACAGTTACGTGTCGATGTTGGGTTTGATGAGGATAAGATCACGGACCTTATTTCGATGTCTCGGGCGCACGTTGAAGGCTATTGCAATCGTTTTTTTACAGAACAAACGGTTTTAATCGTTTTTGATGCTGGCTTTTCTGGACTTAGTTTAAAACTACCTTATCCAGATTTAAAAACAATTAACTCGGTGAAAACGGTAGACTCTTCGGGTGTCGAGACGATTATTGATGATGCTGAATACACTTTTAATGCTGATTTAGAGCGGATTTACTTCACTTCAGCCATTGGTTCGGGTGTTAGCGTCCTAGTTGAGGTCGTTACAGGCGCACCTGTTGAGTTTGAAGGGGCGAAAATAGCAATGCTGATGTTCATGACGGATCTTTACGAATTGCGTACAGAGAGCCTTGTAGGTGTCTCTATTGCCAATAATCCCGCAATTGTTAATCAAATGTTTCCTTTTAGGGTGAATATGGGTGTTTAGAGTCGGCGAGCTGGATCAAAAAATCGATTTTTGGCGTGAATGCCTAGAAGATGACGGCATGGGCGGCCAGAAAAAAAGCGAAGTTTTGATTTATAGTGGCCGGTGGGCAAAGGTTCGGTCTATGAGCGGCGGTGAGTCTGAGCGATTCGACAAGCTAAACGCGGTTGGGACATGTTTTTTTGTCACGAGACGGGTTGACGATATACAAGAGAATGATTTCATCAAGTGGCGCGGCGTTGACTATAATATCAGGCTAATACCCCCTCAAAGTATGAACTCGTTATACTCTCAGTTCTACGCAGAAAGAGGTGTCGCGTTATGACGGTTGTAATCGAAGGTGTTGAGGATATTCAAAAGCTTTTAACGAAGATAGCCCCGAATCACGCCCGCAACCTAATGAGATCAACGGTTCACGCGATGGCTGGGGGTGTGGCAAAGGAAGCAAAAACAAAAGCGCCAACCCGTACCGGCGACCTGAAGAAAGCGATTAAAACAAAGCGTAAAAAGTCCCACCCTGACAAACCTATTTCTGCGGTTATAGTGGAACACGGATTTAATGTTAAAAACGATCCGTATTATTGGCGTTTTGTTGAATATGGGACGGGTGGCGAGAACGCACAGCAAGCGAGACCGTTTATAGCTCCGGCTGTTGAGACATTAAGACAGAATTTTAACAGTACGATGGTTAGAGAGTTTGGTAAAAAACTCGAAAAGAAACTTGAGCGCGAACGGAAGAAGAGGTTTTAGTGGGTTTCGAAACGGCAGTTCAAGAGGTTATATATTCGACTTTGAGCGCAGATGAGGCGCTTACATCGAAGGTTGAGGGTATTTTTGACGCTGTGCCACAGCTTTCTAGGGAGTGCGGCAAGGTTCAGCAACAAAAATTCCCTTATGTGACTATCGGTGAGGCTATACATAACGCTTGGGATACCGATAATACATTAGGAAATGACGTTTCTATCGTGATTCATACGTGGTCTAGAGCTAGAGGCCGGCAAGAAACAAAAGAGATTCAAGGCATTATTTACGCAGCTTTGAATCGCAAGAAATTAGCCTATACTGGTTATGATATAATCACTATAGATTTTGAGAGTTCACAAACGTTTACCGATGCCGATGGCCTAACCCGTCACGGCGTTCAATCATTTAGAATATTAATAGACGAGGTGTAATATGGCCGGTTTCATTGGTCGCGAGTTTTTAGTAAAGAAAAATAGTATCCAGTTGCTAGGGTTGCGAGCAAAAACGGTTTCGTTTGCCGGTGAGTCGATTGATATCACCACGGGCGAAGATGCTGGCTTTCGGACGCTGCTTTCACCTTCGGGACAGCAAAGCATTGATATTAGCTTTGACGGTATAGCGAAAGACGCCTTGCTCAGGGATTTGATTTTGAGCGGCGGCAATTTGATGCTGACAGACATTGAATTAGAGTGGCCGCTAAGTGATGCAGGCACGACCCCTGCAACACTAACAGGAAATTTTAGACTAAACGGCTATGAAGAAGGCCAACCATACAATGAAGCCACGACCTTCAGCTCGACATTAATGAGTTCTGGTACGTGGGTATACACACCAGAGGCTTAATATGTCAATTTTTCAAGAGTACGCTATCACTTGGGGCGGCAAAGAGTACGTTATAGCCCCTGATAGAATAATGGGGCTTATCGAGGTTGTTGAGGAAATTATAACCATAGAAGAGCTTCATCAGGTCGCTTCAACTGGGCCTAAGCGCGTTAAATTATCAAAGGCGTTTCATGCAATTCTTAAGTATGCCGGTCACAATGTCACCGTTGAGGAGATATACAACACGTTTTTCTTAGGTGGTAGTGAAATAGCTGGAATTGTTAACGGTATTCTTTTGCTGATGATCCCGCCTGAACACCTTCAATCAAAAACGCCTGCACCAAAAGCGCCTAAAGCAAAGCCAAAAAAAAAGAGCGTCAAAGGTTAGTACGTGCGGCATACAAAGCCGCAGTTGGTGTTTGGGGTCTTGCGCCTAGTGAGTTTTGGCGCTTAAGCCCTGATGAGTGGTGGCTTTTGTATGAATCAAAAACCTCAGATGAACAACGACAAACCCCTGATGATAAGTGGGCGAGTCTTTACGAAAGATTAGGGTGAAAAATGGCTACTGTTGTAGGTGATGTTGCGGTTCGCGTTGGGTCGGATATTACCGACCTTCAGCAAGGCATGAGAAATGCTTCTAAATCAATTGGGAGCTTTTCGAAAACGTCGTCAAAAAAGCTTAGAGACGTAACCGATAACATCGTTAAGATGGGCGCGGCGGCTGGTATTGCCGCTGCTGGCGGGCTTTTGGCAATGACTAAAAGCGCGGCGGCTTCAGCTCAAGAGATACAGAACCTTTCTACAGTTGCAAATACTACGACAGAAGAGTTTCAAAAGTGGGCGTTTGCGTCTAAAAATCTTGGTGTAGAAAATGATAAGCTTGCCGACATTTTAAAAGATGTTAATGACAAGGTTGGCGACTTCCTAACCACAGGCGGC